CTTGACACCTTTGTCTGATTGGTGGGCACCGGTACATTTCTCTACCGGGAGAGCAGATCTTTTATATCAGGCAACTCTTTAAGATGAAAAAGTTAAGTAAAAATAGATTGGCTTTGTTAGCTTCTCTAGATCTACATAATTTTACACCAGAAAGGATTGCTGACATTTGGATCAAGTATGAAACGGAGATCCTCAATTCAATTACGAATTGCGGAAAACAGAACACACTCGGTCGTTACAAAGAGAGTTACGCATTTCTGCGCAATTTTCTATTGCAACTCCCAACTCAACCAGTTCCGTTCTGTAAGGTAGGCTTAGATAAGTTACCGAAAACCCTGTGGACATTACGTCCACTCATAAGGGGTGATCGTCAACTTAAAAGAGTTGCCCTAACTATCGCTCGTTCTTATGAGCAAATACGATTAGAGGTCGATTACAATGATACGGATTCGATCACTGACAGCGCGTCTCAACGAATTGAGGCGTCCGTGCGGGATTTATCCGATATCTTGGAAAGGTTCTTGAAAGTATTTACAAATAAGTACAATTGGTATTTAGGGTCCTTAACAGATCCAATACAACCTTGGTCTAAAGTGTTAACTTCACTATCAAAAGGTCCAAACGGACCTTCGGTAGCTAGTTCGCACTTAGACGCGAAGGCTGTTATGCAGGATAGCACTCTTGCGACAGCTATAGAGTCACTCAATAATGCCCTTGGGCAAGATTGGATAACTTCATGGATGAAGCAACAGGCACTATCATGTATAAACGATGATAGAGTGTTATACACAGGTAGGCTAGGCTTTTCAGCCGAACCAGCTGGTAAAACACGTATCTTCGCTATTGGAGATTACTGGAGCCAATTATCATTAAAGCCTATACAAATTGCTTTGTATAGGACACTACAATCAATACCTACAGATGCCACTTCTAATCAAAACAAGGGTTTTACATCCCTTGTGGAGAAAAGTCTTGGTTGCCGTACGTATTGTTTCGACCTTTCATCAGCTTCTGATCGAATCCCTGCAGTGATGCAGAAGATAAGACTGAAGTTAATGGGAGGTGTAAGTGTAGCCGATAGTTGGTACACAGTAATGACGAAGCGGGATTTTATTATCAAAACCACAGGACGAAGTGTCAGGTGGGCAGTCGGCCAACCGTTAGGTTTGCTTTCTTCCTTCCCTAGCTTCGCACTATGGCATCACGATATTGTACAACTAGCAGCTAACTGGGAAAGGTTCCAAAAGGGTAAACCCTTAAGGTTCTTTTCTAAGTATCGCATACTAGGAGACGATATTGTGATATTCGATAATAAGACGGCGCGCCGTTACCAAAGGTTACTTGAATTAGTTGGTCTTAAGATCAACAAATCCAAGTCAGTCTTAGGTGATTTAGTGAATTCCCAAATAGAGTTCGCCAAACGGCTAGCTCTTCGAGGGAAAGAAATGAGTTCAATCCGACATAATATCTTAGCCAAGAATGATATACATAGTATATTAGACTTAGTTGAGTTATTAGGTCAGAGAGATTTCATTTCTCCAAATACAGGCCATTACGGCTTGTCGAAGATCATTAAATCGGATGACCTCCGACGCCTTAGTTATATGTTGTGGTTAAGATTGTCCTCAGAACCTACATTCACATGTAGTGTAACTGACGTGACTTTCAACCGTGAAGATATTGTTCAAAGAATAATATCCAAACGGTCCGCAAACATAATAAAGAAGGCAATGGAGATAAAAACACTAGATATGGAAACAGAGTTTCCACGTTTAGTGAAGTTATTTAATTCCACTGGCGTGTCTTGTAATGAAAAGACCTTGGCAGACAGAAGTATAGGAGACCTTTCGGGCTCCCATCCTATCGTGCTTGCACTAACTCAGACCTCACGTGAATTACAATTTCTTATGTTCACAGTGCTGGATGATTTAGAACCAGACTCTGTATCTCCGGTTGAATACTTACCAGTAGTATCCAGCAAAAGTTACTTCCATGATCGAAAGACCATAAGTCGTTACCTTTGTCAGATAATACTAGAATGTTTTGAAGACGTTCTAAATGAAAAGAAGTCCCCAAAGACGTAAACATGTAAAC